CGTCTGAGCGGGCGCGAGGCCGAATTTCATGCCGAACTGTCAAAGGGGCGTGAGCGCCGCGGCGTCATGGTTCCGACGGAAATTTTACTCGGCGTCGAGACGCGCGGCCAAACCGTCGGCTCCGATCCCGCCGGCGGCTACACGGTCGCAACACAGCTTGCTGGCGTCGCCGATCGCTTTCGCCCGGCGCTGAAGGTCGAAGCGATGGGCGCAACCGTTCTGCGCAATCTGACGGGCAATCTCGACCTGCCGGCGCTCGCAGCGAGCGGTTCGGCGTCTTGGATCGCTGAAAGCGAAGACGCGACGGAATCGAGCGCGACCTTCGAAAAGGTCGCCATGAGCCCCCGCACAGTGACGGGTCTTTATCGGATGTCGCGGCGCCTGATGCTGCAGACAGGGCAAGCGATCGAGGAACTGCTCCGCCGCGACCTCGGGTTCATCCTGGCTACGGCCCTCGATGCCGCTGCGATCAACGGTGCCGGCGTCAAAGATCCTCTCGGGATCTTGAACACGTCGGGCGTCGAGAAAGTCACGACAGAATCGGATTTCTCCGACACGACCGCGAATCTCATTGGCGCGCTTGAACTCGATGACGTGATGGGGACGCGCGCGTTCCTGACTTCGCCGAAGGTCGCCAAGTCCAATCGCAAGGTGAAGGACACGCAGGGACACGTCATCTCGCTGGCTGAGCTCTATCACGCCGAGCGCGTCGAGTTCACGACGCAGTGTCCCGACAACATCGGTGCCGGTTCCAATAAATCCGCGCTAATTTTTGGGCAATGGAGCGAGCTTGTCATCGGCTATTGGAGCGCGGTCGACGTTCTCGTGAATCCCTACGCCGAGTCCGTTTCAAAGAGCGGCGGGGCGCTGCTTCACGCGTTCTTGGATGCGGACGTCGCCGTGCGTCACACTCAAGCGTTCGCCTACGCGGAGATCTAACGAATGGACAGCGCGGCGGGCTCTCTTGAAAAGCGTGGCGCGACCCTGGAGGTAAGGGCGCGCGGGCGTCGCCTCGAGGGTTACGCCGCGCTGTTCGGCGTCGAGGCGCGGGTTGGATCCTTCACGGAAACGATCCGCGCCGGCGCTTTTGCGGCCGCTCTCGCATCCGGAGCGGACGTGCTGGGGTTGGTAGATCACGATCCGGCGCGCTTGTTGGCGCGGACGAAGTCCGGGACGCTGCGACTCGCCGAAGACTCGCGCGGGCTTCACTTCGAACTGGATGCGCCGGACACGTCGCTAGGTCGCGATACAGTCGCCCTTGCCGAGCGCGGCGACCTTGGTGGCATGTCTTTCGGCTTCAATGCGCGTGACGAGCATTGGAGGGGCAATCGCCGCGAGCTTCGCGCCGTCGACCTCAAAGAGATCTCCATCGTTCTGAGTTGGCCCGCATATGAAGGGACGACAATCGTCGCGCGCTCGCGCGCGGGAGCGGCGCCGTCGATAGGCACGCGCTACGTCGACATTCTGCGGAGGGCGTGATTGTGGGCCTGATCCAACGCGCCGCGGCATTCCTTGGGATTGAAACCCGCGCTGCATCGATCCAGAGCGACGGCTATCTCGAGCATTTCTTCGGCATGCGTGGCGTCGGCGCCGGCGCGGTGTCGCCCGATGATGCGCTCGCCAACAGCGCGGTCGCGACCGCCTGCGTCTCGCGCCGATCGCAGGGCATTTCGAGCGTCCCGCTGTGCGTCCATCGCAATATTGGGCGCGCGAACGCGGAGCGCGCCGAGAACCATCCGCTCTTTGATATTCTCAACACGCGGCCGAACGATTACCAGTCCGCGTTCGAATTCCGCGAATTCTTGGTCCGGTCTCATGACATGTTCGGCAACGGTTATGCACGAGTCGAGCGCGACGCGCGCGGCGCTGTTGTCGCGTTGCATCCGTTTGCGCCCTGGTCGGTCGTCGTCGACAAGCTTCCGTCGGGCCGCCTGAGTTACAGGGGAACAGATCCGTTCGATCGCACTTGGACGATGCTCGACTATGAGGTGCTGCACATCCGTGGCCCGTCGCGAGACGGGCTCGTTGGCCTAAGCCCTATCCAGATCGCGCGCGGCGCGATGGCTTTGGCGATGGCGCAATCCGACAGCGCACGTTCCCTCGTGACGAACGGATTGAGGACTTCGGGCCTGTTTTCGCCGGAAGCCGGCAAGACGCTGCAGAAGTATCAGATCGACCGCCTGGTCGAGCAGATCCGCGAGACCTATCAAGGTCCGGGGAACGCCGGGAAGCCGATCGTCTCCTCGGGCGCGATGAAGTATCAGCCGTTTTCCTGGTCTCCTGAGGATTCGGAGTTTTTGGAATCGCGCAAGTTGAGCGCCGAAGACACGGCGAGAATTTTCGATGTGCCGCCTACAGCTGTTGGGATCAACGATCGCGCGACTTATTCGAACGTTGAATTCGAGCAAATCGCGCTTGTCCGCAATTGCCTGGCGCCGCTTGCCGCGCGCTTTGAAAGCGCATTTGCGCGCTGCCTGCTGACCGATGCTGGCCGGCGCCAGTACTTTCTGCGCCACGATTTCGGCGAGCTTCTGCGCGGGGACGCCAAGACCAGATTTGAGAGTTACAGAATCGCCCGGGAAACCGGCGTCTACTCTGCAAACGACGTCCGGCGCCTCGAGAACGAAGCGCCGATCCCTGGCGGCGACAGCTATCACATGCCGGCGAATTGGGTGCCGCTCGGCGCCACGCCGGAGACGGGCGCGGGAGGGCAGAGCGGATGACGGAGGTTCGCTCGCGTTTGCCTATCCGTCGGGGTCTCGGCGCCGAAGAGGCCGCGATTTATGTTGGCGTCGGCGCGACCTTGTTTCGCGCCATGGTCAGCGATGGCCGCATGCCGCGCCCGCGCATGATCAACGCGCGCAGACTTTGGGATGTGGACGAGCTTGATGCTGCATTTAAGTCGCTTCCGCGCGAAGGCGGCGACGATACGGAGCAGGACACATGGGCGGACGTGGGGCGCGCATCTTGATGCGCTACGTGCATCGCTACACCGATCGGCACGGCAAACTGCGCTACTACTATCGCCGCGAAGGAAGGCCGCGCATTGCTCTCCCGGGCGCGCCTGGCTCGCCTGAATTCATGGAGGCCTATGCCGCCGCCGCTGCGGCGATCGACCCGCCGCCGGCTTTGCGAGGCGCGCCTGGAACGTTCTCGAGGTTGATCGCGGAATATGAGCAAAGCGTCGACTTCAAGCGTCTGAAGCCGTCGACACAAGCCGTCTATGCCGGCATGTTCGACAAGTTCGCGGCGGAGCATGGCCATCGCCTCGTTGCACAGATGCGTCGACAGCACGTCGATTCGATCATCGCGAAAATGTCGGCTACGCCAGGCGCGGCAAATTCCTTCCTGAAGCGTCTAAAGACACTCATGGTCTTCGCCATCGCTCGAGGGTGGATCACGAGCGATCCGACCTACCGCATGCGCGCCTTTGCGTCCGGCGAATTTCACACATGGACAGAGGACGAGATCGCGCAGTTTGAAGCGCATTGGCCGATCGGCTCGAAACAGCGGCTTGCGTTCGCGCTGCACCTCTACACCGGCCAGCGGCGCTCTGACGTGCATCGGATGACATGGGCAAATTTTGACGGCGAGACGATCCGCGTCACGCAACAGAAGACTGGCGCCAAGCTGGAGATCCCGGTTCATCCTGAGCTCAAGGCAATTCTCGACACTGCTTCGAGAAAGCACCTCGCGATTTTGACGACAGAATACGGGCGAGCCTTCACGGTCGCCGGCTATGGCGCCTGGATCAATGGCGCGATCCGCGCCGTTGGCCTGCCCGTGGATTGCAAGGCGCACGGGCTTCGCAAGGCCGCTGCACGGCGTCTCGCCGATGCCGGATGCTCTGCATTGGAGATCGGATCGATCACCGGACATAGAACGCTTGCGGAGATCGAAAGATACACGCGAGCGGCCGATCAAAAACGCCTGTCGAAATCGGCGATGGAGAAACAAGCGAGGAACAAAAAAGGCTAACCGCCAGCGGGATTAGTGGCTAACCATCATCAAAGGTCTTGAAAATGCTGGAGAACAGAGACGTGGTGGCGCGCCCAAGGGGATTCGAACCCCTGTTTTCGCCGTGAAAGGGCGACGTCCTAGGCCTCTAGACGATGGGCGCGGCTGCGCGGCCGGGTCGC